TCTGTTGTTTTGTGTGGGTAGGTGGTAGAGTTTTCTTTGCCACCTATTTTTTTTATAAACAAAAAAAATAAAAATTAAAAACAATAAATTTAAAATTATTTTTTAAATTTACATTTGATTTTAAATAATCAAAATAAAAAAAAAATTAATACATGAAAAATACATTAATTCTTTCAGAGGCAATTATTGAAAGTAAAATAAAGCAAGTCAATCAAGGGGCTTTCATTAATATGACAGATGTTGTTAATGACATTTTTAGTTGTTTTAACATTCCTTGTTGTGAAAACCAAGCAGATTTTTTTATTAGAAAAGCCTACTTATTAAAAGGAAGAAAGAAGCCAGGAGCTAACTGGACTTCCCTTAATAAAATAGTAATGGATATTTATAATTGTGAATTTACAGAAACCTTCTGCCCTGGATTAAGAAGTGAACAGTGGTGGATTACCACTGATGTTATAAGACCTAAAAAAACTATTGAAACAATTAGTTTTACTGGAGTAATTAAAAAAGTTTTTGAATGTTGTGATTTATTAACTCATCTTATTACTCAAAATTCAAATTGTTTATTATCTCAAAATGGTCAATATATTGTAACTCAATAATTTAAATAAAAATGGCAAGTGTAAAAATAACAGAATTAAACCCCTCAGGACCATTAACAGGTTCAGAAGTATTACCTATTGTACAAGGTAATGAGACAGTAAAAACCACAGTACAAGAAATAGGTTCATTTACTAGACCTTACAGCGTTTACACAGCTTTATTAACTCAAAGCGGAGGAAATGACCCTCAAACTTGGTCAAAGATTGATAATGGTAGTCTAGTTATTGGTGTTACTTATGAAATTAACAACTATAAATCAGGTGACGATTTCACGAATGTAGGCGCACCAAGTAATGCAAATGGAGTTCAATTTGTTGCAACAGGAACTACTGCTGCAAGCTGGGTTGGTTCAACAGAATTAGATTATAATAATGGCGCTCCCATAGTAACTGTATTAAAAAATACTATTGGTAATATTTGGTTTACTTATGATATTGAGGGGGTGTATCAAATAAATTCTAATGGTTTGTTTGTTGAGAATAAAACATTTTACGAAATTACTCAAAACAATAATGGCGGTGGAGGAGGTAACGCAAATTTTTTACATTATGTTATTAATAGAAAGGATGAAAATGTTGTTTTTTTAAACACACTAGATGTTGATTTGGTATACCAAACATCTCGTGGCGCAGATACACTATTATACAACACTCCAATAGAAATAAGAGTATATAAGTAATAAATAAAAGATATTAAATAAATAAAAATGGCAAGTGTAAAAATAACTCAACTTCCTAATGTATTAGGAAATCAAATAAATCCAGCAGTGGATATTTTACCTATTGTAAGAGTAGGTGCAGATTCTACAGATAAAATAACTGTAGAAGAATTAGGAACCCTTTTTGGAGGAGGACTAGAAGGAACTCAATATGTTTATGTGGCAGCAAATGGTACAGATGTACAAAATGCAGCAGAGTTACAAGCAGCTTATGTTACTGCTCAGGGTATGTCTCCAAGTATAACAAATAGAATTACTATAATTGCTGCACCAGGAAATTATAATTTTAGCACTGCTAATTTTGTAATGAGTACACAATACATTGACTTAGTTTCATTAGATGGAAATAAAAGTATAGTATTTAACGGCTCAACTACAATAGAGATAACTGCAAATGATGTATTTGTCAGAGGTGTAGATGTTGGAACATTAAACTTTACTATAGCAAATTCATTAAATTTATTAAGGGTTGAAAACTGCACAGGTGGAAAGGATTCATTTGGTGGTGCCGGCACTGCGAGTGGCACGTTTACTAACTGCACAGGTGGACCGGCTTCATTTGGTGGTGCCGGCACTGCGAGTGGCACGTTTAATAACTGCACAGGTGGAAATAATTCATTTGGAGGTGACGGTGGCACAGCAAGTGGTGTGTTTACTAATTGCACAGGTGGAGATGGTTCATTTGGAATAACGTCTTTAGGAACTTTTACAAATTGCACAGCAGGAATTAATTCATTTGGAGGTAACGGAACATCATCAGGAATATTTACTTCTTGTGTAGGAGGGGAATATTCATTTGGTGCAAATTTAATGGGAACATTATCAGGAAAATTATTTTATTGTCGTATAACATTAGGTACATTTGCAACCGTATCAGGTAGTGGAAGAACTTATTACTGTGTAGATGGAAATGGAAACCCTAATAATCAATAACATAAAAAACAAATAAAAATATGAAAAATTATCAATCAATAATAGAAGGAACTTGGATAGAATTATTACCTGTAGAATTAACAGAAACTCAAATAGAGTTATTAAAGTCTACTAAAGAAACAGATGCAGAAGCTAAATCTGAATTAATAGCAGAGATTAAAGAATCAAGAGAAGGAGTAGTATCTTCTGAATTGACTGAAAAGTTAAATACACTTTACACTTCTTTAAAGCCTGAATTAAAAGAAGAAGATATTTATCAATTAATTTCTGCTGACTTTTCTGAAAAAGAAAATAAATTTACAGGAATTATTAACTGTAGAGTTAATGGAGAACATAAACAAATAAGATTTTAAAAATAAATAAATAAAAATACATGAAAAAAATTAATATCATTTCAGAGACAATTTACAAAGGACAGCATAAACTTGTTAACCAAGGTGCTTTTGTTAATATGTCAAAATTAATTTCAGACATATTTGCTTGTTTTAATATCCCTTGCTGTGATAAACAAGCAGATTACTTTGTAAGAAAATCTGCTTTAATTTATAGTAGAAAAAAACCAGGGGCTAATTGGCAGTCTTTAAACAAATTAGTTTTAGATGTTTATAATTGTTGTGCAAATACAACCTTGTGTTCTAATAACCAAAGTCAATGGTGGATAACTACAGATGTAATTAGACCAAAACAAACTATTGAAACAATTAACTTTACTAATATAATAATTAAAGTTCTTACTTGTTGTGAACTATTAGATTGTTGTGCACCTGTAGTGCCACCAGGACCTCCTTATAATTTTGATATAACAGCAAATTGGTCTTTAGTTGGTGCAGGAGTTACAGATCAAATTACTTTTGAAAATTGGTTAACTAGTATAGGTGCTACTTCTGTAGTAATAAATTATTTTAATTTAAATGGAAACAGATTACAAGCTGACATAATAGTAGATGGATTAGGAACTCTTAATTTATCTAATAAAAATGTTACTTTAGTAGAAAAGATTGGAGGGTTTAATAGTAGTTTAACCCAAATAAGATTAGATAATAATCAAATTGTAACATTTAACCCATTAATTCCTTTACCATCTACTGTAACTCAAATAAGATTAAATAACAATCAAATTGTAACATTTAGCCCTAGTATTGCTTTGCCAAGTAGTTTAACTCAATTAAGATTAGATAATAATCAAATTGTAACTTTTAACCCTCTAGTTGCATTGCCTTCAGGATTACTAACAATATTATTAAATAATAATAGTATAACAACTTTTAATCCAACAATTGCATTACCAAATAGTTTAACATTTTTAAATTTAAATAATAATAGTATAACAAGTTTTAATCCTACAATTGCCTTACCAAGTAGTTTACAAACTTTAAGTTTAAATGATAATACTATAGTAACATTTAATCCTTCAATTGCTTTACCAAATAGTGTAAAATATTTAAATTTAATTAATAATAATATAGTAACATTTAATCCAACAATTGCCTTGCCAACTAATTTGTTAGAGTTAAGATTAGATAGTAATGATATAGTAACATTTAATCCTTCAATTATATTGCCAACAAGTTTAATTAATTTAAATTTAAGTAGTAACCAAATGACAACTGCGGGATATACAGCTAGTGAACCTTGGGCAAATGCTCAAACTGCTTTTTCTTCTACTTGTACTACATTTTTTCCAGGAAACCCTAATTCAATTACAGGTACTAATTTAGAAACTATTTTACTTACAAAAAATTGTACAATAATTTCTTAATATTAAATAATTAAACTTTAATTTAGTAAACTTAAAATTAATTCTCATATTTGCAATAAATCTTACGAAAAATAATTTATGCCAGAATTTGCAAATGAAAGAGAAAAAAATATAAAATTCCAAATTACTTTAAATGAGGAACAAAAAAACGCAAAATCAATTATACTTCAAAATAGTATAATTTATATTGCAGGAAAGGCAGGGTCAGGTAAAACTTTAGTTTCTTGTCAAGTAGCTTTAGATTTGTTTTTTAAAAAGCAAGTAAAGCACATTATAATAACAAGACCTGCTGTAGAAGCAGGAGAAAAACTAGGCTTTTTGCCAGGAGGATTAGAAGAAAAATTAGATCCTTATGTACAAGCTATTTATCAAAATTTTTATTCTTTATATAAGAAAGACAAGATAGATAGCATGATAAAAGAAGGGTCTATACAAATAAAACCTTTTGCCTATATGAGAGGTAGTACATTTTGTGAAGCTGTAATTATAGTGGATGAAGTACAAAATACTACTGAAAGTCAGGTAAAAATGGTTCTGGAAAGATTAGGTAAAGGAAGTAAGATGATGCTATGTGGAGATATTAATCAAATAGATTTAGGTAGAGGAATTACTTCAGGAATAAAATTTTTAGATTTTTTACAAGAAAAAGAATTAAAGAATTATACTAAAATAGTTTTAAAAACTAATCATAGAGATCCTATTGTAGAGGAAATATTAAACTTATACGAAAGCTTTAAAGCACAATAAAATGAATTTAAATTTAGAATTTAGTCAACATAGTTGCAAATATATTTATGTTAATAATACTTCAGAGTATGATTTAACATTAGGAAACATTGTTTCTACTTATGTTAATGTATTAATTCCTGGACAAACTATACCTAAAAAAATATTAATTCCATTTGAAGGACAACTTACTTTAAATGCTAAAAATTTAGGCCAACAAACTAATATAAGTGCACTTCTACAAGATATAGCAGAAGGATATTATACTTTAGAATTAGTTGTAGAGCAACAAATAAATCCTAACAGTCCTTTAGTAGTTAATAAAGAAACTTTTTGTTATTATAATACTTGTCAATTAGATTGTACTATTGATAAAAAAACTTTAGAATTACTACAAAATAATTGTTGTAATGAAAATGATTGTACAGGTAAATTAACTCAACAAACTAGAGATATTGAAACATTAAAACTTTATAGAGAAGGATTAAAGTCTGCTGCTAGTCTTTGCAAAAAAGAAACTGCTACAGAAATAAATGTATGCCTTCAGTATAAATTAGGAGTATTAAATATTGATTGTGGTTGTAAATAACTAAATATATGACTTTAAGTACTTATAAAGATTTATTGTGTAAATTAGATACTGAAATTTCAAAGTTAGTACAATCTTTTTGTAGATCAGAAACTTATGGGTATAAAACTTGTAAAGATAAATTACAAAAATTAATTCATACAAAACAATTATTAGAAAATAATTTTAACTTACCAGAAATGAGTAAGTTATTTTTTAGTTGTACTAGTAATGAAGATGGTTCTATTAAAACTATTAAAAGATTTAATAAAATTGTAGGAAATAAAATAGAATTAATAGTAAAAACAATTACTAAAACTATTAATATTTCAAGAGAATTTAGATTTGAATTACCTACAATACCTAATACAGATGGATTTTATATTTATTCTTTATGGATAAATTGTCAATTAAATACTGTAGCAGATGTAGCAAAAATATTAGAAATATTAGAAAAAGCAAATTACTTAGGATTTTTTAATTTTCAATATGATTCTATTACTAATGAAATTTTTTCTAATGAATCTTATTTATATATTGAAACATTTGAATATGAATATATTCAATTTGATGTGTTTACTACTCTTCAATGTTTAGACTTAAAACCAATTACTCATTTAATAGAAAAAACTAATTAAAAACTTAAAATTTATTCATAAGTTTGTAAAGTAATTAAATAAAAAATATGTGTGTAGACTGTAACCCTTTAGAAAGCAATACTGGATTAATTCATTACTCTGGACCTAATTTAGTTATATGTAATGGTAACACTATTACTAATGGAGAATTACTTACATCTGTAATTGCTAAGTTTGATAATTGTATTGGAGTAATACAAAGTCAATTAGACATGTCAAGTTTAGTAGAAAATAGTCCTTGTATTAATTTAACTAAAACTTCTTTATTAACAGTATTACAAAGTATTTTAGATACTGAGTCTGCTTATTGTACTCAACTGCAAACATTAAATACTCAATTAACTGCATTACAAAATCAAGTAAATAATTTAGCATTAACAAAACCTGTTACAGTTACTGCGTGTGATTCAAGTAGAGTTACTGTAACTGAAACTCCTACTTTAAAAACTTTTAAAGTAAATGGACTTGTTCCTCCAAAAACAATTTTACCTTATTTTGGTTTACCTACTGATTTTAGTCCTTCTGGATTAGGAATACCTAATACTGCTACAGCAGGTTGGGCAATTGCAAATGGTAATAATGGAACTATAAATGCTTTAAATAATTTTATAAAATATGGCCCTTCAGCTATTACAACTCCTAGTGGTAATAATTCAGTTTTATTAAATTCTACAAATATTCCTCCCGTATCTTTTACTACTAATGCTAATTTTACTGTAACAGGTACTACTAATGAAGCTGGTAAACATAGTCATAAAATAAAAGTTGAATATGAAGAAGGGGGAGCTTCTTGTGTAGATGTTAGTAATCCTGATGCTTATCCTTGGGGTGATGATCCTTTAATAACAAGAGGTATTGAGACAGCATCCTCTTCTGACTGTGGTTCTAGAAAACAATTAGGTTACTCAGGATTACACTCTCATACATTTTCAGGAAGTGCTACAGGGTCATTTACAGGAAGTACTATAAATAATAATGTTCAATCCATAAACACCCAACCTGTTCATATACAAGCTATTCCTATCCAGTGGCTAGGTTGTTCATAAATAAATAATAATAAATAAAAATATATAATATGTGTAATAATTACCCAAATTGTAACTGTTCTAGTTGTTCACAATGTCAAAGTTGTACTCAAGTAACTCCTACTTGCAATTGTACAACTACTTGTACTTGTACTACTGAACAATTTACAGAAGAATGTCCTTGTGGATTACAATCTACAAATTGTTTAATTTATACAGGAGATAATTTACAAGATTGTGATGGAAATGATTATCTTTTTAGAGGAACTAATTTTAATACTTTTTTATCTCAATTATGGGATACAGTTAGATGTGCTGCAACTCCTACAACAAATACAATAAATTATACAGGAGCAAATATAAGAAACTGTGATAATACAGCAACAGTTGTTGCTACAGGATCTTCTTTAACTGTAGCTTTAAATAATATATGGAATGCAGTTAAATGTGTATATAATGATATTAATAAAAAACAACCTGTTTGGCAAGGAAGTGCTACTATAACTATAGGGGCAAGTCAACCTGCCCCTTTTAATAATATTAACACTGCTTTAGCTGAATTATCTAAATATCATTTTAACAATTCTACTATTACTTTAAATTTAGAAGATGGTATATATACTTTAAATTCTCAATCTGAATTTGGCGCATTATTGCAAGATAAAAATTTTTTAGAAATACAATCTTTGTCTGGAATTAAAGAGAATGTTACAATTAAAGGATCTGCTGGACAAGGAGTGCATAGTTTTTCTATAGGCTTTATTATTTTTAGAAATTTAACTTTGGCTTCTGAGAATAATGCTGCTATAATAGGATTATTTGCAACAGGAGCTTTTGCTAGCTTAATAAATGTTAAAATAACAAATAACTCTAGTTCATCAAATTTATTTGCTGTATCTGAAGGAGCTACTTTATTAATGACTAATTGTACATTTGTAGATTTAAATACTACAAATACACAAGCTTTTTTAGTTGCAGAAAGAAAGGGAAATATTCTTATAACTGGTAGTACATTTACAGTAAATAGAACTTTTATTTCAACAAGAGATGGAAGTTTGTATATATCAGACAGTTTTGTTAATTTTACAAATCCTAGTCAATTAACTTTATTTATAATGACTGGAAACAGTAATTTAACTTTAGGAAATACTCCTTTAATAAATACAAATCCTTCTATAGCACCAAGTAATGTTTTTTATCTTGAACAAAGTAATGTTATAATTTATAATTATTATGACGTTGTTACTTCTTGTATTTTAGGCTTTGATGTAGTATTTAATCAAACTAATAATTCTTCAGTAATAATTTATAATAAAAATGAGAAATCTGAATATACTAATTCAGTTTTTGCTAGTGTAACCACAGGGTCTTTTACTATGTGGAAGGGCAAAGTTAAAGGCTATAATTACAATGTTGCTACACAAGGTATTGCTAATATATCAGGTAAAGTTAGATTAAATGCGGTAAGTATAGAAGCTCATAGAGTAATTACTAGTTGGAATAATGGAGACAATACTTTTGAAAATTGTACTTTTATATTTAATACAATTTATGCTTTAGCAAATCCTACTCAAAGTAGAATTTATATTTGGGAAGATAATGGCAATACTTCTAGTTTTACTGGCTGTACTTTTGATTTAAATAATTTATCATTAGGTATTAGAACATCTGTTAATGGTACACAATTTTGGATAGATTCTGGTACTTTTTTAAATACAGGTGCAAGTCCAGCACTTAATTCAAATTTTAATTCAATAATATATGCACCTTTAGTTACTGCAATTCCAAAAGTAGCTGATGCTAGTAGTTATACTTTTTAATTAATAATTAAGTAAATAAAAAATAAAATATAAAGAAATGAATGAATTTAGAGTAAAATATATAAAATTAGCCACTGATTATTTTATAGATTTTCTATCAGCAGAAAATAAAACTTTATTAATTACTGATAAAGACCAAACTGTAATTTTAGATGCTTTTCAAGTTAAGCCTAATAATAAATATAAATTTTTAGATTGGGTACAAAAAGCTAGAATTAAATGGAATTTTCCTGCTTCTTGGAGTGGAAATCCTACTGACATGATTGTTACAGAAGAAATATATAAATTTAGTGTTCTAGAGTCTATAAATACTAATTTATGGTTAAATGTTACAGCTTTTCCTGGAATTACTTTTCCTGATATTACAACAACAGATCTTGAAGGTAATACAATTATTATTCCTGGGGGAGGAACTCCTACAACTATTAGTACAAATAATAAAACATTTTCAGAAATATCTGCGGAAGCAATTTTACAAGGAGTATTTTTTGGAGATATTGAAATGCCAGAACTATATACAGGTGAAGCAACTCCAGGAGGAGATTTATTTGTATTATCTGCATAATAAATAACTAATGACTAAACAAAAAATTATAGACCTTTTTGGTTATAAAGCAGGAAGAAAGTTATATAACTTACTATATAGTAGTTGTGCTAATTTTTGTTGCATGGTAAAAGACTGTCTTGGAATTAGTTCTTTAGGAAGTGCAACATTGTATTTAAATCAACAAGGTAATTGGAGTGCTTCAACAGGACCTCAAGGACCCCAGGGTCCACAGGGACTACAAGGTATCCAAGGTATTCAAGGGATTCAAGGTCCAGTAGGTGCAGCCTTAACAGTATTAGGTTCTTATCCTAATCTTGCTTCATTTTTAGCAGGACCTGGAGGAAGTCCAGGAAACCCTGGAGAAGCTTGGATTATAGAATCTGATGGTTCTTTATATGTATGGCATACAATAACTAATACTTGGGATGATGTAGGAGATTTGCAAGGACCTCAAGGTTTACAAGGTGTTCAAGGGATTCAGGGTATTCAAGGAATACAGGGTTTACAGGGAATACAGGGTGTGCAAGGTCCTCAAGGACTTTCAGGATTTGAATGGGACCCAACAAGAATAAGTCCAAATCAATATTTAATAGGAGATATTGTAAACTATCTTGGCAATTATTATATTTGTATAGCTAACAACGATGCATTAATCCCTCCTTCTACTTTAGGAGTTTATTGGAATACATATTCATTTGTTGGTCCTCAAGGACCTCAAGGTATTCAGGGAATACAAGGTGTTCCAGGACCTGTAGGTATGCCAGGATTATTTGCTCAAACAGCAAATAGTACACCTATTACAGGTACTACAGTAGAAACAACATTAATAGGTGCAGGTGTAGGAACTTTAAGTGTACCTGCAAATGGATTTCAAGTTGGCGATAGTTTTAGAGCAGTATTTGGAGGGGTTATGAATGCTGCTAATAACCAAACTATAAGAATAAGAGTAAAAACAAATGGAACTATACTATTAGATAGTGGTGTACAGGCTTTGACAAACTCAATTATAAATGATGTCTGGAGTTTAAACATAGATTTTACAATTAGACAAATAGGCGGTGCAACTGTAGCATCTATAGTTTCACTTGGCTCATTTCATTATATTAAAACTTCTAATGCATCAACTCAAGGCTTTGCATTTAACGTGGTCAATAATACTACATTTAACACTACAATAAACAATACATTAGATGTAACTGTACAATGGGGTTCCAATAATGTAGGTAATAATATTTATAGTGATATATTTATATTAAATAAAACATATTAAAAAATAAATAAATGAACAGATTAAGTAGAGCAGATATTTTAACTATGTTTGGTTACATAGCAGGTACTAAACTATACAATATATTATACAGTAGTTGTGCAAATCTATGTTGCCTAATTAAAAATTGTTTAGGTATTTCTAGTGGAGGTAATGCAGGCTTAGTTTTAAATCAACAGGGAAATTGGGTTACTGCAGGTGGTGGAAGTAGTCAAATTGAAATACAAAGTGCTGCAAGTGATGAATTAACTCCTTTAACCTCTGGAGTATCAAAAGTTACTTTTAGAGCTCCAAGTGCATTTACTTTGACAGGAGTTCGTGCTTCACTTACAACTGCTCAGGGATCTGGAAGTATTTTTACTGTAGATATAAATCAAAACGGAAGTTCTTTATTAAGTACTAAGTTAACAATAGACAATACAGAAAAAACAAGTGTAACCGCTGTAACTCCTGCTGTAATATCTACAAGTGCAATAATTAACGATGCTGAAATTACTGTAGATATTGACCAAATAGGAAATGGAACTGCTACAGGCCTAAAAATAACTTTAATAGGTACTAGATGATAATTAATCCTTATTTTTTTGGAGTTTCTTTAGATCCCGACGCTCAAGCATTCCTAACTGCTGCAGCTATAACAGACCCTACTATTTCAGGTGCTATCAATACTTTAGTAGTTCAAATAAAATCAGCAGGTATTTGGACTAAAATGAAAGCTATTTATCCTTTAGTTGGAGGAACGGCTAGCACTCACAAATGGAACTTAAAAGACCCTAGAGATTTAAACGCTGCGTATAGATTGGCATTTAATGGCGGTGTAACTCATGATGCAAATGGAATAACTAGCAATGGGGTAAATGGATATGCAAATACATTTTTGAATGACTCAACTCATTTAGGAAATACAAATAAATCTGTTTCAATGTATATTAGAAATATATTAACAGTAGGGTCGCCAATGGGAGTTGTTAATAGTGGAGGTACGGCATTTAATAGATTTTATCCTGAATTTGCCAATGTCGATTATTCTACTTTGGGAACTAGCCAAGTTGGTCGAGCTAAGGCTGGAACGCAAAAAGGATTTTTTACGATGAGCAAAAGCGCATCAGGAAGTTTTAAATATTATAGACCAGGTACTGCAATCATAACATCTACAGCAGCCAATCAAGCTAATGTAAATGGAACTTACTATTTGTTAGCCTCAAATAATACAGTTGGAGCTGAATATTCTGTAGCTAATTTAGCCTTTGCTAGTATTCAAGAATCACTTAATGACACCGAAGAAGCTAATTTTAGAGCAGCCGTTATAGCATTTGAAACCACTTTAAGCAGAAACGTATGATAGTATATTTATTAACAGAAACACAAAAAGAATTGTTAGTAGGACAGTGGTATGAAACAGACAGTTTTTTTAATCCAATACAAGATATTAATGACAACTGGGTTATATCTATTGAAGAAATGCATGATTGCGTAAACCCTGACTTTATGTGGGTAAAAGATTTAGAAAAGATAGAATACCAACCGAAACCAATTGAGCCTCCTTTTTAATTATTAATTAATAAAATTATATAATTTAAATATAAAAAATAATGGGAAAATATTTTAATGCTTTTATAATGTCCATAATAACTTTTTTTTCTCCTATAGCAGGATTATTATTAGCTGTCGGAGCTATGATTATTTTAGACACTATATTAGGCATTACAAAGGCTATTAAAAATGAAGGATGGGAATCTGTTACTTCAAGAAAAGCAAGTGTTATTATAAGTAAATTTCTACTTTACCAATTAACAGTAATAACATTTTTTATAATAGACTATAACTTAATAAATGAGTTTACAAAAGTACATTATCAAAACAATTATTTATTAACTAAATTTATAACGCTCTCTTTATGTTTTGTTGAAGCAAAAAGTATAGATGAAAATATTAAATCTATATTTGGATTTTCTATTTGGACAACCCTAAAAGAAGTTTTAATAAGAACACAAGAAATAAAAAAAACTATAAAAAAATAAAATTATGAAATTATCAAAACATTTAGATCTAGCGGAAGTTACAAGATCAGAAACTGCAAAAAGAAAAGGAGTTAGCAACATGCCTACTCCTGAGCATATTGAAAACTTTAAATTATTGGCTGAAAAAATATTCGAGCCTATTAGAGAGCATTTTAATGTTCCTATTTTTATATCTAGTGGATATAGAAGCAAAGCTTTAAACCAAGCTATTGGTGGGAGTTTAACTTCACAACATTGCCAAGGTGAAGCAATTGATATTGATATGGATGGTAGCTCAAGCGGAGTTACTAATGCTCAAGTATTCCAATTCATTAAAGACAACTTGAATTTTGACCAAATGATTTGGGAATTTGGAACAGATAAAAATCCTGATTGGGTTCATGTTTCTTATGAATCAACTGGTAAACAAAGAAAACAAATACTTAAAGCCATAAAAGTTAACGGTAAAACAAGTTATGTTCCTTATAAATAAATTAAAACTACAAAAACTTAAAAAATAAAACTATGAAATTTTTTAGAGAAATGTTTAGTGATGATAATTCTATTAATGAAAAATCTTTAATTGGATTTTTAGCTTTTATTATGATGTGCT